AGCCTGATATCACAGTGAACGCATTGCTACGTGGTACAACCGTTTCGGCGCAAGACCTCGTTGACAATGACTTTCAGTTGACTATTGACAAAGCTAACTATTTTGCTTTCAAGCTTGACGATATTGAAGAGCAGCAAGCCCATCACGACTTTATGCGCTTGTCATCTGATCGTGCAGCATATAAAATGGCTGATGCTATGGATGCTGACGTATTGTCATATATGTCTGGTTACACTACTGCAGGTGCGGTAATTAGTACTGTAAGTGGTACTGCTTCACACCAAACAGCGGGTGACTTGACAGGCGAACTTTTGACTGCTAACAAGTTAGATATGTCAGACTTCGGAAACATCACTACTGCTGCTTCTGCAGGTACAACTGGTGACTCAATTCCGTTGGCTCCTCGCTTCGGTGGTGCAACTGCTGCATCAACAACCACAGCAACACCTTTGCAAGTCGTAGCTCGTATGAGCCGTGTACTTGATCAGGCTAATGTTGATACTCGTGGTCGTTGGCTGTGTGTTGACCCGGTATTTATGGAGATGTTAAAAGACGAAGATTCTCGCGTTTTGAACGCTGACTTCGGTGGTTCAGGACTGCAAAATGGTCTTGTACTTAACAATCTTCACGGTTTCCGTATTTACCAGTCAAACAACCTTCCTGCGAAGGGAAATGGCCCCGGAACCACAGGTACTACTGCACAGGACGATAACTATGGCGTTATTGTAGCTGGACACGACTCCGCTGTTGCAACTGCACAGCAACTCAACAAAGTTGAGACTTATCGTGACCCAGATTCATTCGCTGATATTGTTCGCGGTATGCACCTTTACGGGCGTAAAATTCTACGTCCAGAGGCTCTGGTAACTGCAGTATACAACGCTGCTTAAATAGTTAGAGAGTAGGCTGCTTAACTGTGGCCTACTCTTTTTCTTAGTTTTGCATTGAAAAAGGATACCTCTTATGGCAATCACTACGGCAATGTGCAGCAGTTTCAAGCAAGAGTTGCTTGGGGGTGTTCACGATCTTGATACGGATACTTTAAAGTTAGCTTTAATCAAAGCTAGTCCGACAGGCACTTATGGTGCTGCAACTACTAACTATTCTGACGTTACAGGTAACTCTGATGAAGCTTCTGGTACTGGTTATACTGCTGGTGGTGGAACTTTAGATTCACCTGTTATTACACTTTCTGGAACTACAGCTTTTGTTGACTTTGCTGATGAAGCTTTCAACAACGTAACAGTTTCTGCAGATGGTTGTATTATTTACAACTCTTCTCAGTTAAACAAAGCTATTGCAGTATTTGACTTTGGTGGCACTGTTAGTGCAACCTCTGGTACACTTACTGTACAGTTCCCAACAGCCGATGCTACAAACGCTGTTATTCGTCTTACCTAAATATAGTTAGGGCTACTTATGGCAAAGTTTGCTGATCGTGTAAAAGTCAGTACACCTACTACTGGTCAAGGTACTACTATAAGCTTAGGCTCTGCAGAGTCTGGGTTTCAAGTAGTACCTACTTCTTTAAATGGACATACTTTACGTTATGTGATTGAAGATGGTAGTGCTTGGGAAGTAGGAACTGCAGTTTACGATAGTAGTGGCCCTAGCTTAACCTCTAGGACTTTAACTAGCTCTAGCACTGGTGCGTTACTTAGTTTAACTGGAAGCGCCAAGGTCTTTATCAGTGCTTCTGCAGATGATCTTGATCTGCTTTATGCTGACATTACGGTTACTGTTGTTAATGTAGGGGGTTACAACAAGTACTTTATTGATGGTACTCAGCAACAAACAATTACTTTAGTACCCTCTGTTACCTACCGCTTTGATGTTTCTGATAGTACTAACTCAGGTCACCCACTACGCTTTAGTACCACCTCTGATGGTACTCATAACAGCGGAACTCAGTTCACTACAGGTATTACGACTATAGGTACGGCTGGTAGTGCTGGTGCTATTATTGAGGTAAAGCTAGAGCAAGACGCTCCAGATTTATATTATTATTGCGCCAATCACAGCGGTATGGGTGGCTCTGTATCTATGGGTGGTACAACCTACTCTAACGCCACAACATCAGCCGATGGCCTTATGTCATCAGCCGACAAGACAAAGCTAGATGGTGTAGCTACCAGCGCTAACAATTATACTTTACCTACGGCTTCTGCGTCTACGCTTGGCGGCATTAAGATTGGCAGCGGCCTTAGTATAGACGGCTCTGGCGTAGTCACGGCTAGTGGCAGTAGTTCTTCTGGCGGCTCTTTAGTACCTATTACCACAACTAAAACTGTAGCTACGGCGGGTCAAACTGTTTTCACTGGTTCTTGGAAGGCTGCTAATATTGCAGTGTTTCTCAATGGTGTGAAGCTGCAAGACAGCGAAGTTACGGCCACTGATACGCAGATTACTATCAGCGCAGCGGCTGTAGGCGATATTGTAGAAGTCGTTGAATATGGCGCACCCTTTGCCAGCCCTTATGCCAGTACGTTTCCTACAGTCACGACAGGGGCAACCTCAGTAACTGTAGACTACACCCCTGATAAAGTGGCGGTATACAAGAACGGTGTTAAGCTTAGAGGCGGCGGCGTAGATTTCACAGCAAGCAACGGCACTTCAATCACAGGCTTTTCAGCTTTTGTAGCTAACGATGTGGTTGAGGTGGTTGAACACGGTTCATTAGCAGAGTCGGGAATTAGCACAGGAAAGGCGATTGCTATGGCTATCGTATTTGGAGGTTAAAATATGACAGCACCTAACATAGTAAATGTCGCTACCATTACGGGTAAAACGGCGGTGCAAGCAGTTGGCACCTCTGCAACGGCAATCGTTACAAACTCAGCTTCTTCTGGCAAAGTGTTAAAAGTGAATGCCCTGTATGTGAGCAATGTTGATGGCACTAACAACGCAGAAATTACAGTAGATCTATATAGGTCTAGCACTGCTTATCACCTTGCTAAAACTGTAGTAGTTCCAGCCGATGCAACTTTAGACGTTTTAGCTAAAGCTATTTATTTAGAAGAAGGTGACGCCCTTAGACTAACTGCCAACGCTGCCTCAGATCTTGAAGCGGTATGTTCCTATGAGGAAATCAGCTAGTGCAGCGTTATAATTCATCAGTTATTGGCAAAAAGTCTTCAGTAAGTGGTTCATCTGCTTCTGGCATTTTTTCTGCTAATAATATTGCTGATGAAACAAGAGAAAGTAATTGGCCTTCTTTATTTGCAATAGCAGACCTTCTAATTGTAGCTGGTGGCGGCGGTGGTGGTCGAAATAGCTATACTGGTGATAGTGATGGTCGAGGCGCTGGTGGCGGTGGTGCGGGTGGGTTTGTTTCATACACAAGCCAAACTTTAGCTTCAGGGTCTCTTTACACAATTACTGTAGGTTCTGGCGGTTCTGGAGGAACTACAAGCTCTGGGCCTTCGGGCAGAGGACAAGGAGGAAATGGGGGTAATTCATCTATAACTGGTGGCGGTTCATCTTTTACTACCGCTGTTGGCGGCGGCGGTGGGGCTGGCACAAATAGTGGTGGAGGCGGCTCTGTTGGTTTAGATGGTGGATCTGGTGGTGGTGCTGCACATTTAAATTGGGCGGCTGGATCTGGTACATCTGGTCAGGGTAATGATGGTTCTCAAGGTAATGGCGGCTCTGGTGGATATGCAGGTGGCGGCGGCGGTGGCGCTGGTCAGGCGGGTACTGCACCCCCTTCTAGCACAAAAGTAGGTGGTGCTGGTGGCGATGGATTAACTAGCAGTATTACTGGCACTTCCACTTATTATGCAGGTGGAGGCGGTGGTCGAGGCGCTGATACTAGAGGTTCTGGCGGTCAAGGCGGTGGCGGCGATGGAACTTATGGAAATAATGTGGAAGATCCCGAATCTGGCACTGCAAACACTGGTGGTGGCGGTGGCGCTGCGTCTGCCAGAACTGGAGGCAGCGGAGGCTCTGGTGTTGTTATTTTACGAACAACTAATACTGCTACTAAGTTAAACGGTATCGACAATACTTCTTACACTATTGGAGATACTGTTTCGGGCTGTGTTACCTCACAAGACGGTGATTACAAGATTTACAAATTTACTGGATCAGGGAGCATTACTTTCTGATGGCACACTTTGCAGAAATAAACGATCAGAGCATAGTTCAACGAGTAGTCGTAGTCGCAAACGATGTTTTGCTTGATGAGAACGATGTTGAGCAAGAGGCTTTAGGCGTTAGCTTTTGTGAGCAACTATTCGGCGGCTCTTGGAAGCAAACAAGCTACAATAGAAACTTTAGAAAGAACTTTGCTGGAGTTGGGTTTTCTTATGATGCTGCCCGAAATGCTTTTCTAGCGCCTCGCCCGTTTGTTTCTTGGGTGTTGGATGAAGAAACCTGTCAGTGGCAACCGCCCGTAGCATACCCCTCAGATGGCAATGATTACGAGTGGGATGAGGTTAATCAGGCTTGGAGTTTAATTGAATGAGCAACAACCGCAATCTTGGTAACATAGCTACAGCCATAACCAATGCTACCTCTGGGCAAGTTCTGACTTCTCAAGGTAACGGAGTTGCGACTTTTGCTGATGCCGCTGGTGGCTCTGGTGTAACAACCTACGCAAATAAAGCTGCAATAGATGCTGTGTCTTCTCCTTCAGAGGGGGATCTTGCTTATGATCTAGCGGCTGATCAATTATACATTCGCACAACTTCCGCTTGGAAGCGGGTAAGTGTTGGTATTGATGAAAGCCCTATTGTTACCACTGAGCCAGCATCTACCCACACTTTAAACACCAATGGTTCAACCAGCACTGTTACAATGGTTGCTGAA